GTAAGCATTACCTGTACCTAAATCAACTTCATTTAGTCCATCGGCATCAATGTATACACCATCAGGAACTACACGTGAAATAACTTGTTGTAATTTTAAGTGAGTCATCTGAATCAAATCAGCAAAAGGAATCATTCTTCTAACTAAAGATTCAATTACTCCTTTGTACATTCTTGGTGCTACTGCTACGTAGTTAGGTAATGCGTGTTGGCTTGTAGATTTTGGTCTTACCATATTCTTTGCAAGTTCCCACTTTAAAAGAATATTAGTTCCCATAACCATTACACCATCATACCAAACATCAATAGTCTTTTCAAACTTCTCAAACTTTCCTTCTTCCATTACTTCAACCGGTGGGTCAAATTGGTCATCTTTTTCAATAACCTTACTACCACCTGTTGCCATTACTTTTTTCTTATAGACCATCTTTTTAGTGGTCTTGTAATTAAAGTACATTAATGTAACTGTGTCTCTATAAAAAATATCATTCTCATAGAACTGAGCAACATTATAATAATCGTACCACGATTGACTGTACTTAGATATCTCTTCTAAATCTTCATTGGTTAATGAAGGGTCAATCTTTTTACAATCAATAATAGGAACTGTTTTAATTTCTCCCCAATAAAAACAATCTTTAAAGTGAGGGTCTTCTGTATAGCTATAGACAATATTAGCAGGGTCAACATAAGAAACTTGTACACCTGCTCCGGGTAGAAACTCGTGCTTTGCAACACCTATTCCTAAAACAGTTAAGTCGTAATCAAATTGTTTACGTAAATCTAAATAATGATTCTCTTCGAGTATAGTATTAATAGCTTCTTCTTCAGCAATCTCAATAGCAGGTTTGTAGTTTAACTGCATATATAAAGATAATTCCTCATCAGTTTGAGGAAGTTCATCAGAAGGCATAACAAATGGGTCAACCCCACCTTTCTTTTGAATTATTTCTAACATAGGTTTAGCAGCCATCTGTCCCTCTATCATATCTTGATACTTAGAACGTTTGGCTTGTGACATAGCATCTTGTGCATATGCCTTTACTTTAAACAACCTATCTGCCATTCCGTTAACAACAATGTCAACAAACTTTGGTATAACAGGGACAGGGGTCCAATCTAAATTTAAGTAACTTAAATCTCCATCAATTGCTAATTCATTCTTATATTTGCCAATGGATTGTTCACCCCTTGCGTATAATCTTAACCTATGAAACTCTCTCCATTGGTCGTAGTATCTGCAACCATTCCCATCTTTTTTAAACCATTCATATTGTATTGCTTGACCTATTTGTAGACCAAACTCATCGGTAGCCTTTTCTGCATCCGAAACGAATTGGCTTGGGAACCCTGCAGATGTAATATTTATTTTTACATCTTTCATCTAATTATCTGACTTAAGTTGCCTTTATTGCTATACCTTGCAAAGTTAATCAATATTCTTGATTCTTTTCTTTCAGGTTGGTACAAGTGTTTTTGACAAGCCATAATAGCTAATCCTGAACTAATTGACGCATCATACTTAGTTCTGTTACTTATATCAAACCTTGCCCAATCCTCAAGAGTCCTGTTAAAAGGCATTGTATTCATATCTCCTTCTTCAGTTTTTAAACCAACGTGTTTCTCTATAAATGATTCAATAGCAGCAGCGTGAGCTTGTTTAACATCCTCACTCGAGTTGGGTATACCCCCTAACTCTCTTTCTGTTTTTGAAAGTTTAGTAAACACTTTGTCGGGTCTATTCATACAATAACCTCTATACCCTCTGTTTTTAAAATGGTATAATAATCTTGGCTTGTTATTTTCAATTAATATTGGCATACCATAAAATACACACGCCATCAAAACATCTTCAAAAAATATTTCTGCAGTTTGTGGTCTTGCGATATACTCTAAAAAAAACTCATTACTTGGTGCTTCTTCCATACTAAATTTAGTTAGTCCGTGTAATGCACCATTAGAGCCTTTGCCTCCTACTGTTCCTGATATGTCATATGAGTCACAACCGAAAGCTCCTATATGTTCATTTCCGGGATATCTAATCCCGTTCTTTGTTTTTATATTGTTCTGTAAATTAATGTTGGGTACCCACGTAATTAAAAACCTTCCTCTTTTGTCAGGGGAAAATAAAACCTTCGAATCTTTTATTCCGTCCTTCCAACTAAAAGAACCACGTGTAACATATTGGTCCGTAATCATTCCGTCATTATAATCTATCTGCTGATATATCTTTGTCAGATTAAATAATGATTGTTTGCTTTCATCTCTAAATGCGTGAGACTCTGTTCTTGGAAACTGTCTATAATATTCATTCAAAGCATCAGCATCATTCTTTAATGATTCAACTTCATTCTCCCAATACTCAATAGCACCCATAGATATAGTTTCATTGTCTATACCTAAAACTTTTACAGTAGGTGTGTCTAAAACAGGATTGCCATATCTATCTATGAATCCTTCCATATTCCATTCCATAGGAATAAATAGTGAATATAAACCACTTTTTGTTTGACCGTTTGAGTTACGTTTAGTAACATCTGAGTCATAATACAATTGCTTAAAATTATCCCCACCCTTTGCTAATGCATTGGATGTTGAACCCATCATACACTTACCTATAATCTTGCTACCTAAACGTAAACAAGTTTTAGTTACACGCCAATTGTTTAATATATTATTTGGCTTTAGCCATTTTCCACTTTCATCGTGAACTAATAATAATAACTTTTCACCATCATAACTGTTGTCATCCGTATTCTTCCAATCAATAGTAGTATCTAATCCTTGTATCTCTTCATCATCAGAGTCATACATATTCTTTTTAGTAATCTTAGATGCCGGTACACGATAAGCTAATTCTGTTTTTGGTTTATCCATACCATCCATAATCGGTTTGAAAAAGAACGGTAGCCTACTATTTATTGGTACTACTTTATCAGTAAACATTTTCTTTGCATCCGAACCCGTCTTTGAAAGTATTCCAACTCTTGAATCTTTTGCGAGTGTACCCGTGTTCACACATTCTGATGATGACATAAAAGAAAATCCTGAACGTCTAATCTTTAAATATATCATTCCAAAACTTCTTTTGTCAGCTTTACAAGCCTCCCAAAAAATATACAACAATCTATTAGCTTCTCTATAGTCAGGATAACCAACATCAATATTAGTCCACTGTAGATACATATAGTGAGCACCTGTTATGTAAGTGGGGATACCGTTGTTCATAAACCAACACCCATCTTCTCTATAATCAAACTCTTGCTCAATGTAATCAACCCATCTGCTTTTAAATTCAGAAGGCATATCATTCCATTGAAATATAGATTGAATCTTTGATAATTGTTTGGGTAACTCTCGTCTCTCCCAATACTGTTTGCTTTTATCTGAGTGTCTTTGAAGACACTCTTTAGGTGTTTTAGGTAGTGCAATCTTTAAACCTGATATCTCAATGACATCACCGATTTGTCCTGTCTTAGATATAACAACTACATCATACTTTTCATCGTAACCATAAATCCAAGACTTATTACGATTCTTATTACTAAGTACGTTTTTAGGTACGTAATTATTTAGTACTCTATATAGTTCGCTATTTAGACCTTCTTTCTGCAAATCCTTGTTTAGTATCTATTTTTGTATTAGGTGTTATTTCAGCAAGAGCCTCACGTTCTTCCTCAACACGTTTCAATATTTCAAATGCATCAAAGATTGCTAACTTCTTTGTAGCTGCTGCATTCTTTAATCTGTCTGCAGCCAAGTCATCTTCAGGGTCAGGTTTAATAATTTTTTCTTTAGCAACTTTTATTAATTGTTCTACTGCCTGATGACCTGCTTCTATAATTTTTAATTTGATTTCTTTACTATTCATAATACTAATGTAATTGAATGGTCATACATTCTATAGAGAGTTTCACCATCAACATTAAATTTATATTCTTGAAAAGGTTTGTAACAAACTGTATCTCCTATCTCAACACCCTTGCTTTTTAAATAATCATTCACGATTACAACTTCACCCATTAAAGGTTCTTTTGTGAATGGCTTGAATATATAACTATCTTTAACAGGGATGGGTTTAACAAAACAATACCTATCGTATCCATACCACTTATCATCTTTCTTGTAAGCAAAAAATTGGTCGGGGTCTAAAAAGAAAATGTTTTCTTTTAGAAAACTCTTACCGCTTCTTCTACGTCCTTTCATATCATTGTAAAATTTAAAGACGTTATGATGAACTAATAATGTATCTCCTTTCTCAATAGGACCACAATAATTAAGAGGTGTCTCAAGAACTATTGCTTCTCTATTTGAGGTAGATGCATCTTCTTCAGAGGTGCTTGTTATAAAATCAATACCTCCTATATTTTTTATGTTATCGTATCTCCTATTATTTTTAGGTTCTACAATGAATTGATAAATAGACTTCATTAAAAATTTATATTGTACTCAATGGATATAGGCATAGTGGATGTAAACTCTTTCCACAAGACAACCTCGTCATTCTTTTCAATCCAAATTTTTATTGAGTTAGATTCTCTATAGTGCTTTATTAAATGAATAGTGTAGTTTGAATTTAACACTTCTTGTCCAACAAGATAGTGCATAGCTCCGCCTTTGTAGTCAGGACCTATTGAGATTTTCCTTATGTCCATTTTTAGTTTATTTAATTTATAACAAAGATAGTAAAAAAAAATACCCCTATAAAGGAGTATTCTTTTAATACGAGAGGGCAAGGGATACACCGCAAAGCACGAGGCTATTAGGATACACCACTCACGACTAACGTTAATGGATACACCCTGCCCTATTTTTTTTATGCATTTCTTCTTGATATTGTACTTGAAGTTCCTACAGTCATAACAGCTTTATTTAATGGATTTGTAGTGGCAGTAATACCTCTTTGATACGATAAAGTTACAGGATTTGAAGGTTGTCCAAATATATATGGAACTGTATGGTTAGTCAATGTAAAGTTAGGATTCTCAATACCTACGACTAATCTAAAATATATTTTAAGCATTTGAGCAGCATCTCCAAAAAAGTTAAAAGGAGTTAACGTATTCCATCCCGGTGACGATTGTCTATTATCTACACCATTTCTTACTCTAAACTGTTCAGTAGGACTATCTGCTAATCCTGTAGGATAGTTAAAGTTGGTGTACTCTGTGGTTTGTGGTGTTCCATTGGGAGTTAGATAATTAAACAAAAACTGAAGCTGATTAAAAGGAACCTCTATATGTGTTGTCTCATAAAGGTTGGGGTCAAAAAAATCTGCTACTGCACCTGTGTTTGCAACCTTTAAATCACCAATAACATTCCACTCTGTTACAATAGGATGAAATTTAACATTATAACCTTGATTATTATACATAAACGTATCTCCGTTACCCCAATTTGTATCTCCAAATCTTGCTTGTGTATAGGCTCCGTTTAAGTGTGTAGGATGAGTCCATCCACCACTTTTCCCATATGGACCTGCTATGGAGGTTCTCTTAGCTTTAGCTTGGTTTTTTGTATACATAAAAAGTCTTGCAGTTGGATTTTCTTGAAGCCATTTAATATTATCTCCTTGAAATCCTTTAATGCATAACTTACTATTAATACCCCACAAGTCATCTGTTGTACTTTTTTTCTTTACAATGTACAATTCAGGTACAGGGATAGTATTGTTTTCAGGAAGTTTTGAATTGGTGTAATTAGCTATACCATCAACCGTAATGTTTTTGGTGGCATCCTTAACAGACCCACTTGTTTCAGAGATTATTATTTTATCATCTCCTTTTGGATTTACAATATTATAGTTAGCTATCTTACCCATAATTATTTTTTAGTATTCTTGGAGACATCTCCTGTCTGTAAATTTATTACAGAGTCTTCTCCATATTTTTTAATTAGTTTCTGTTCCTCCTGTGAGAACTTTGCTCTAAGTACATTAACGCCCTGCATTAATCCTGACTTTTGAATCTCAAGTTCTCCGAGTTGAATTTTCATTTTCGTGAACTCTTTATTCAGGTCATTGATTGATTCTAACTCTTCTTTAGTTAATTTTGCCATTTGATTTAATTTTAATATTTATACAAAGGTAATGATTTACTTTTTAATCTTTTCAAAAGACCTTCCACCAAAGTATGCTGAGATAACTGTTATTAAAACAATCTGAAGTAAATCAACCCAATTTTCTTTTACATCAAAAGAAATAAAACCTGCATCTATAAATACCATTAGCACAGTAGATACAACTAAGAATAACAAAACCAAAGGTCTTACATTTTTAGATAGCCACGAATCAGAAGTCATATCTGACTTCCATCGCTCCGTTACGTTTTGTTGCATATCTTTTTCAGCATCAATAAATATCTGTGTAAGCTCTTTTTCAAATTGAGCTTTCTCATCTTTTGTGTGAACGAACCTATCAATAAGTCCTCCTACTTTTTCTCCTACTTTATCTAAGCCAAATATTTTCTTTAGTATTTCTTTCATAAGTTCTTGTATTCTTCTGTTGCATCAAAACTTGGACAAGCCTTTGGAGCAAAATCCCTATGTCCATTTATTGTAGCATCAGGTGCTAATAGTTTTAAAAAATACAACAAATATTCTAATGATTCTTTTTGTTTATCTGTTCTTGTGTCCTTAGGAGTTTTACCATCTTTCTCTACTCCACCGATGTAACATACACCCCAAGATTTACAATTCAATCCTTTGGTGTGAGCACCGCATACATTTATACTTCTGCCGGTCTGAATGGTTCCATCCATAAGAACTATGAAATGGTATCCGCATCCTCGCCATCCTCGTGCCTTATGCCATTTATCTATTACGTTTACATCAATACTGTCATC